ATACCGCCATCCTATAACACTGATGCTCAAGATACTCTTCATCCTTTAACTTGTTCTTGATGTCTATCTTGTCCTGCCTTGAACCTTTAAACATCCTGTCATTCATTGCAGATATTACCTTGTCATAGGTATCTTCAACCTCTACAATGATTTTGCCTCGTTTGTGCAGGATATGGAAGACATCTATCCCAAAGACAATGTTATCCCATTGCTTGAATTTAGAGTAACAATCAAACGCAGTCTCTATCTTTTCATCATCAGATATGTACCTTGGTTGCCATTTAGATTCTTGCTCTACTGGTTTAATCTCATTCAGTTTCTGCATACCATACCTTGCAAATGCTCTGAGTAACCTGTGCAGATATAGCATTGAGAAATTTTGGTATGTTTCTGCTTCTATGTCAAGTTTTCCCTTTGCTGCTAAGTCAAAAGCAAGGGAGATTTCGCCTATCTTAATGTTAGGGTATTCCTCCATAATTGACTTGTACATAAGCAATAGGTCTGCATTGTTTGGCATCTTATCACCTTTGACACCAAGTTTCTGCATCCCGTTGATAAGTTCATCAATAACCAGTGCAGTGCTTAAATTCTTGATAGGTTCACTGGTCCTTGATAATTTAAATTTCTCAAGGTCTAATTCCTCTGAGTTGGTCAATCTTTTCTGCGTACTGATGGAGTTCTGCTCTGCGTTCTGCATAGATGTCAGAACTTGATTTAGTGGTAACATTTTTACTTTCTTTAAGTTTGAATAATCCTTTATAGTTATTTGATATGCTTTGATTGATAACTTTTTTAGCAGTTTCTAAATCACCTCCAGAAAGTTCAACCAAGTTATTTATGGCAGTTTGTTCTGTTTTAGAACTTTTGAACTTGTTACCATGCTCAACCTTTTTATATTCCATCCATCCTTTCCAAATACTTTCCCAATCATCAGAAATGAACTCTAATTCTTTTATTTGTATATAATCTTTCTTTTGTATGGAATTAGTCTTTTGTATAATGGCACTTTCACCGAAGTCGGTAATTTCCGAAGTCGGGTTTTCCCGAACTCGGATAGGTTCACTTTCGGCAGGTATGTCATAGACAATATGATTCCAACCTACAAACCTTCCTGTGGTTTGGTCATGCATCTTTATTGATAAGATATAACCTTTAGACTGTAACCCCTTAAATGCCCTATCTATGCTGCCAGGTTTATCTGGAAGGTTGTTATACAGATTCTTTTTGTAAATCACCCAATCTGATGGAAGTGATAACAAATAACTCAAAAGACCCTTTTCATCAAGTGACAAAGACTTGGATTTTATCAACTCATTTGGTAAAGTTGTAAACCTTTCGGTTGACTTGCTCTTTACTATTTGTCCAGTATTCATAAAAAAAATACCTTAAAAAGGTTCGGGGGAAACAAGTTTGCTTTCGCAGAACTTCCAAACCTTTCTAAGGCATTAATAATTTTTACTTGCACTTGGGTTTCCCTACCAAGTACCCCTAATATACAAAATTTATTTAACATCTTCCACCTTTTTCTTAACTCTTACCGCATAGGTTTTGCCATCAAGTCTGCTGATAACCTTTCTTCCTACTTGCCTCAAGTCGCTAATTTTATTGGGAGGATATCCCATAAAGTTACAAACGCACTTGCCTGACCGATAGGTGACAGCCTTTGCCCTGCGTTCTTCTATGTCCTCAATGCTTAGGTCATAGACAAGATACTCAACTGCATTCTCTAAATGATAGGTTATATCCCTCAAAACTTTGGTTTTAATAGTGAAATAATGGTTGCACCCATATAAAAGCAGACCGCCAATGGTACTGAGATGATGAAAAAGTATATGATTTTCACTACTCTCATAAGTCCATCTTTAATCTGTCCTGTGATATACCGTAAGTATCTCCATGACCCAAGTCAACAAGGTTCTCAGGTTTGAAAACTTCTAACCCTCCAAAGTATCCCTTGAATTCATAGTTAGGGAATTCGCCCACCATTAAAGCATAATAAGAAGGTACTGCCCTATACTTCCAAGTGCCAACCAAAAGCATTCCGTTAGGTTTCTTGGTAGTCTTTACATCTATGAACCCTACACCGTTGATATAGCAATCGTATGGGATAGGATGGTCAATGCTCATATCAGGGTAGATATTTTTCAGTTTACAAAATGCGAACTCCCCACCAGTGCCTTCAAGGTTAATGAGAAGGTCATCACCTCCTCCCATCTTATAAGACCTGCTTCCTCTATCAATGTTATTCTTATGCCTTGCTAATGCGATGCCTCTAACGATTTCTTGCTCGTGTAAGTCTAATGTGATTTGCATAACGTTTGGTTTTAGTATGGGTGAGGTCATTAGAACCCCACCCTTGGTTTTCAATCAGAATGGCAAGTCTTGAGGTTCTTCTTGCTTTTGAGGTCCACCTGCTGCCATATACTTGGCATTCCCAATGATTGTACCTTTAAGACCTTTCTCCCTTTCTTCCTTGGTAATGGATTCCACTACAAAACCATTGTTTCCGTACTGGTCCACCTCTTCCTTAAGGAATAAGGTTGCGGACAAATATTGCCCTTTTTTGCCCTTGTACAATCTTTTAGGGTCAATTTTACTCACATCAATGTTTAAACTAATTAACTTTTGCATATTTGTTTTTATTTACTGAGTTGAATTTTGAATGTTGAAGTTACTGACTTTATAGGTAGGTCGCCTTTATGATAGGTCTTTTCTTTGTCTTCTATCTCCTTTTGCTTTTCCTTTAGCAGACTGATTTGCTCTTCAAGTTCTGACCAACCAGGTAGGTCTGAGAAGTCATACTTAATGGAATCCATCTGAGAAACGGATGCACCAAGTACCTCTGCCTTTCCTTTAGGATGCTTCATAAGTTCTGATAAAACATTTTCGGTTATTCGGGATTTAACTGACTTAACCAGTTGCTCTAAACTATTAAACTTAATTGCAACCTCTAATGGGTCAAGCAGTCCATCATTGACTTGCTCTTGGATAGCATCTGCCATTAACTCAATCCCAAATTTGGTGGGAGCAATATCCCCCACCTTTATTTCATTAACCTTTAAGGAGTTCATTCTTTCTTGCTTTTAGTTGGTCCTTGATAAATGTGTTGGTTTCAATCTTATGCTTGTTGGCATCATACACCGCCTTGAGTTCCACAATGTTACTTGCCTTCTTGATTGCGATTGCAAGTCTTCCAATGCTTAACTCTGCATCTTCCTCAATTACCTCAGCCTCAATATCCATCTCAGGCATCAATGCTTTTATCATTGTGTTTATTGGAGTTGAATTTATAAGGTCTTTATTGTCAACAGTTGTAGTGATTGCTACTGTGGTTGCATTAGGGATTGATTCTGCCTCTGATTCATCAAGAACACCCAATCCTAAGAGGTCAAGTGTTGCCCTCCGTTTTGCCTTGGTTTCTGCCTTCATAATGGCATTAGCATAAGCCTCACCTTTAAGACCTGCAATATTGACTGCTCCGATTGATTCAGTACACCTACCATCAGGAAGGGATGCCTTGCTTGTTACAATGTAAACCCCTGCTTCAGCATTTGTGTCCCTTGAGGTAATCAAGTGAGAAACTTTGTGCAGTTTGTTAAGTTGTTGAGTTCCCGACCTTGTGCAATAAAGTACCTCTTTGCCGTTAAGTCTGAGGATGTCAAAAGGTTTTGTAAATGGGTCTAATCCCATTCTTTCGCAATACCCGTTGTAATACCTAACCTTGTCCCCTGCCGACAGTTTGCTCAAGTCCCCCTGAAGGATTAACTGGTTCGCAATGCTGGTCTGTTGATTCTGATTCTGTTGTGTCATTGTTTTGTGATTTTTTTAAATATGGAAAAGGTTTTTCTATTCTAAAAGGTGATGAGTTCTCCATCGTTGACTTATGGGTAATGTAGATTTCCCAATCCTTGATACTTTTTAACCCATAAAAGTAATACCATTGATGCCTCTGTCTTTCAATGCTATCATGGTTACGCAAAGGGAATGCCGTTGCTCGGACTTCATCACGGACCATTAAGGTCATTTCTATTCTATCATAGTACATAGTCGCTATAATATTCGTGGTCATAATTACTGTCCATCTTGAACGTAAAAGCATCCATGCATTTCTGCTCTACCAACTCATAAAAAGCAGAATGAAACTGAGGCAGAATGTTAATGCAGTGATACCCTGGGATTACTATTTCCCTAACTTGGACATCAACGTAATCCTCTGCATCATTAATGGTAGCAGTAACCATAATCATAATGTCTGAGATGCTTACCTTTAACCATTCCGCAGGTATGCGGACATTTGTTGTGACTTGTTTTTTCATTGCGTTTGTGATTTATTTAATGTTAAAGTTAATTAATTTCTTCTAAAACTTGAAATAATTTTTGCATAGTTCCAAGTCTGACCTTACCAGTCTTTTCTGCTCTATTAACTGTGGCAAGTGAGATACCTGACAATTCTGCCAACTTTTCCTGCGTTACTTCTTTTGCTCTTCTTGTTCTTCTAAGTTCTTCCTTTGTCATTTTATTTGTTTTGCTTGTTTAAAATATGCGGTATAAATCCGAGTAGATATCTATTTTGTTTTTCTTAATACCCTTTTCGCATTCCCTACACCTACTTGCTAATCTATCTTTTGAGGATGCATTCTTGTTGAATTGGTCCTTTGGTTTCTCTTGCTTACATTTAGTGCATTGTTTCATTATCTTCATTTTGAGGTAAAATAATTGACTTAACGTAACCCATTAATCTGAACTGCTCAACAGTTGCTTGGAGGTGTTCTACTGCTTCGCCTGAATATATCATGGCATCAATAAGTTCACCAAGTAACTTGTGTCTTTCAACAGTGTTTAGGTCGCCCCATTTAGGCAGTGGCATTTCGGACATAGTGATTGTGTTTTAATTGTGATTGTATAAAGTGATTTGCATAATCTGCATTTTACCCATATAGGTTGCAGTATTTTCTTGGTCTTCATTACCTGCAATATTGGTCTTGAATCTGACCGACTACCCAAAGCATTGCGATAATTGTTGCCCAAGTGATGACTGTTTTTGGTTTCATTGTTTTTGGTTTTGAAGTGATTTGATGAGGTGTAGGATGCCTCTCCCCGTTTTTATCTTAATAAGAATATACTGCGTTCGCTTCTTGACTTGTATTGTACCTGACATCTTCCCTTAAATACTTATTGAACAAAGACCTTGCGTGTTTCCAGTTAGATGGTTCAATATTAAGAACCCACCTTTCTATGTAGACCCTACGTTTTGCACCACCATTGAAATTAATGGTAAACCCGTAGTATTTTGTGTTCTCGGAATCATCAACATAGTCAATATTGTGGTCTGCCCATTGATAAACCCCATCAATAAATCCTCCGCATATTTCACTATAAACACTATCTCCGATGGAAGAGAACCTATTGTAAATTGCTAAATTGAAAGCGATACCGCCATCTTGGTCTAAATACTTTTGGAATTTCTGATTCATTGTATGTGTTTTTAAGTGTGATTGTTTAGCAAATATAAAACCTTATTTCATATAAACAATACTTTTTTAATCTTTTTTAAAATATTTATTTGCGTTTACCCATAAAAAAGACCCCCGATATAGAAATATCAGGGGCAAATCACATTAATAAACACAATTAAAAACAGTCAGATGTCATTAGTAAATAGCATTCCGTGCATGGATTTTACAGAAAATTCAAGCATTTCCAAACAAAGTTTCTTTAGTTCTTGCATCTTTTCAACCTCATCCCTTGTCATTGGATTGGCACTTTCAAGCATTGTAAGGACCTCAACCGATGCATGTATAAATTCGGGATAGGAGTACCCTATTTCTTCCTCAACATATTCAACCTCTTCGCCTTCGCCTAAAATGAGGTCTTCTTCCATACTAAAAGATTTGCCCCTTATATATGTTCTTATTCCTTACTTCAAAGTTTTTACCATCAATATCTACAATAGCAAAGCCGTGATTCCATTTATTAATTGGTAGGTATGCAGGATGTAATTCGCATAGACAACCAAGCGACCAGGTAGTAGTTATTTCTCCGTTCATATTGCTTTCAGAATGAGAACTGCTCTGATGATTATGTCCTTGCATAGCAGATACCTTACCCTTCAAAAACAATCCTCTTGCAATGTTTACTGGACTAAAGACTGAACCTCCAAACTCGTGACCATGAATAATGTTTAGGTCACCTGCTTTCATTATCCGCTTGTCCTTGATAATCTCTATACCTTCCGCTCTTGACTTAATAATGTTTTCAAGTTCAAACTCTTCTACCCCAACAATCTCATGTGCTTTCATCCAAAGGAAATGGAAATACCTTTCCTCGTGGTTGCCAATCTTGAAGTAAATCTTGGCATCAAATGTACTTTTCAGCACATCCATAAACTCCTTAAATGTTTTTAGTTCATGTGCAAATGACCTTGCCTTTGGGTCTTTGGCAAACCTTGACAATCCAAAAAAGTCTAAGGTGTCACCATTCAAAAGGATTGCATCAGGCTTCTCATCTTTTGCATAATCAAATGCACAAGTTAACGCATCAATACTATGATAAGGAATGTGTATGTCAGAAAGAACCAGCAAACGCTTCGCTTTTAGTTGATAAGGTTCATAAATTGCCTCATCAGATTGTGGCAAGTTATAAGGATTCTTAGGTCTTCCATCAACCTCTTTTCTAATTGCTACTCTCTGACCTGCTTTACCTTCAATGCTTCTTAATGCCGTTCTTGCCGTTTCAATTGAATTAAAAAGCAAAGGATTATCTTGATAGACAATCCTTGCAAGTTTTAAGGTCGGCATATCCCATCCGAACCTTTCACGATAATCTGCACAAATGTTAACCTTTGTCATTTGAAATATAGATTAGATTCTGCTTCTCTTCTTCTTGTAAGACCTGCAAGAACCTTGCCACCTGCTTTGTTCCACTTTAAGAACTCTGCCTTTATGCTTGGGTCATTGTGATTAGCAATAACCTTTTTCAACAGAGTTGACTTCTGAAGATTAGCAATGCCACAATTATATGAAAAAGAAACTAATGCACCGAATTGGTTAGGGGTTATATGCGATGGCACTAATTTTACAACCTTAGCAGAGAAATCATTTGCAATTATTTCAAAGAGTTGTTCTGCTTTCTCTTGAGATATTGCATTTCCTGCAACAACTGGTGTGCCATCTTCAAAGAAAGTATTGCCGTACCCAATAGTCCACTTCATTGCAGAGCATTGGTATGCTTTAAGTTTACATCCTTCAAATGATTTAATTAAGTCTGCACCTTCTTTGTTCAGTTTCATATTTTAGATTTTATGTATAATGCACCGAATATCATTGCAACTATTGCAAACAACCAAATTTGCCTTCTCTTTGCTTTTCCTTTCCATTCTATTACCTCGCCTCCTAAACGTGCTGAATCTGCCTGTAATAACCTCACACGGGCATTATCAACAATGAAGGACTTAACTGTGTCATGGATGGTTACAGACTTGATTATGTCCCTTGTTTTCCAATTAGTGATATAAACAAATTCGTTTACTTTTTGTGTATCAACTTGAATATCTATGTTCACTAAAGTGTCAAACTCAACCAATGTGTCTGACTTAACAATAAAGGTAGTGTCTGAAGCACACCACCCCCCTTTAATCACAACCTTTGCTACTTCTTCAAGTTTATCTTGGTCACGCAAAACCTGCTTAACTGGGTTGCAACCAACAAATAGTAATAGTAAAAGACTAATCTTTGTTCTCATCCTTCTTAAATATTTTCTCTGCTGAAGTTAAACCCAAGCAACCAAATGCAAGAGCAGAAACAGAGTAAACCAATGCCTCTGATGGTTCGGTTTCGTAGAATGAATTGTGGTACATTGTAACACAGATGATTACAACGCAAGTAAAACCGCAAAGTCGCTTCATTGATAGTCTGCCGTTTTCTTCGCAAAAAAATTGTTTCATTGATTTTCAGTTGAGTCAATTGATGATATGGAATCCGTAGAAGTTTTCTTTCTGCCCCAAAAGTTTGTCTTTTCCTTGATGATAATGGTATCCCTAATGGTAATAGTCTTGACTATTTTTGCATCCTCTTTGAGTTTAGCATTTTGCAATTTTATGCTTAATACGTTTAGCAATACTTGCTTCTCTGCTTTCTCAATATGCTTGTCAACTTTTGGGAGGAACTTTACAATAGTGTCAATATGTTCCCTTGATTGCATAAGGATAGTATCAACCCTATCAAAAAGGATTTTCTCCTCCTTGACAGGGTTGGCACATGATGAGATAAATAGTAATACAATTAATCGTTTCATTTGATTTTACCAAGTTCTTGAAGGACTAAGATTTTAGATGTTGTCGCTGAGAGCAATGAATCAGACCTCTTGAGTTGAATCCCAAGAGCATCAATCTTTGCTTCTAACTTTTCTATCTTGCTTCCTTGCCGTTCAATCTGCTCGGTGTATTGCATCTTTTGGTCTACATACAAGTAACCAATTGCAATAAGTGTTATGAACAGAAAACCTTTAACGGGGTCTTTGCTGAACTGCTCAAATGAAATCGGTAATGCACTAATTTTTTTATCCATTTTCGTTTTTCTCTTTTTGGAGTTCTTCTGCAATCTTTTGATTAACCTCTTGTAGTTGCTTTTGCAAATACTCAATCTGTGCTAAACAATCATAAGCAGCACCTTTCAATTCTAATAGTGTCATAGTTTAAAATTTAGATTCAAATTTACTAAATAATTGTGAGATTAAGTTTCTCGGCACTCCAATTGTAAATCCATGCGTTAATCGCCATTGCAGGTTGGTCACCCCAAGCGATGTAGTCCGCACCATCAATGGTGAGATTGCCTTGAGCAACTTGCTCGCCTACTGCTTTAACTCCATTAACATCTACAATCATAGTGAACAACTGCCAATAATTCGTAGCACTTGATTCGTAGTTGTCATTGATGCAAGTCACTTGAAAATACTCTGCTTGTTTGCTTTCGCCATTTACCCATACGTTGATGGGATTGATTTGTTTTGCCATTTTTATATAATTGTTAGGTTTAACTTACTTGCTGCCCAATTGTAAATCCATGCATTTGCATCTACCTCTGCATCCCATTGCTCATAATCTGCACCATTAATAGATAGTTCACCGCTTAATAATGTTTGCGATGTTTGTTCTTCAGGACTTATAACTATTAGTTCAATTAACTGATATTTGAATATTGCTGAATCTAAAAGATTATCCCCCGTTGAATAAAGTGTAAATACATTTGCTTGATGCTCTGCTCCTTGATACCAAGTTGAAATTGGTTGAATATTTGCCATAATTAATAAATTGTATAAAATGAATTTATATTGTTTTGTATTCCTATTCTATTTGCAGTGTTACTTACTGACCAATAAACAAATTCTTGAAATATACCCCCGAAATGACCCGTAAGAAGTGATGAATTAAATTGTCTTGCTCCTATTACTAATGATTGTGTGTTAAATGCATCAAACTGCGTAAAACTTGAATCTTGTGCAATTAAAACATTATTTCTATAAAATTCTCCAAGAGGTGTTGTTTTGTTTTCTAAATATAAACCATATTGTAATACTCCCAATCCTGTGCCATTTTGAGGTAAAAAATATGACACACCAGTAGCACCAGCAACACAATAATCAAATTGAACACTTGTATTAGCAGTTTGGAAAAGAAATGTATCTGGACTATTAAAGTCATTTCCTCCACCGCTTGGCGAAAAACCAATTATACCTGCATCTTGTTGGTAAAAATCTTGTTTTCCAACAAATGTAAAACTTCTTTCAATCAATGGCATTGTACCTGTTCTTCTTAAATTATATGCAATACCATTAAATTTAATTGATGGTTTACCATTTTGTAAATAAAAACTTTCCGATGCATATATTAATGGTTGTGCTGCGGTAGTAGTTTGTATTGCATTTACGCCTATTCCACTTTGGTCATACCAAATTGTAACAAATCCAGTTTGAACTCCACAAAATGTACTTATTGTATTTGTATCTAAAACTCCATTGACAAAACCAATATCAATTTCGGAATTATCTGTTCTCCTTATTCTTATTGCAGAACCGTTATAAGCACTTCGCAACTTACGCAATGAATACGCAGCAGCAGCATTTGGATATGCGTCTAATAATAAACCCACAGGCGGTGCAGCAGTTCCTCTTGATGATGCTAATATTCCTACTTTAACACTCATGTTATACAGTTATATCTCCAAATAAATACCACTCATCAGTTCCAATCTTAACCAAAGTTGCACCGCTATATTGTACCGATAATTTCAACGCACCTCCTGCACTTCTCACAGTCACACCACTTGTTGCCACTACTGTTGTTTGCCCTGCACCATATTGTGCAATGTCAATCTTTGTACCTATTGGAAAAGCGACTGATGAGTTAAGCGGAACAGTTAAGTTATTAGCAGTTGCTACGTTCATCTCAACTAAATCATTGCTATCACCAAGAGCAAGTGTATAAGATGCCGTCTGCCTATTTGTTACAATACCCGTAAGGTTAACCCATGCATTGTTTATGTACTGATATAATCCCTCAACCATATCTGTGCAGTACACCATTAATCCAACCGCAGGACTGCTTATTGCCGTTCTCTGTGCATTTGTCATCCGAGGAGGGAGGAAACCTTTGGTGGTCGATTGTATTTGAAATTGTGCAGATGCTATTGATGTATTAGAATTAATACCTATTGTACCATTTGTAAAAGTTGTTAAAAAGTTAGCGTTAGAAACTGAACCCCTTATAACAAATTCAACACCACCACCATCTGCAAATGAAAATCCTATTTGTGGTGCTGAATAATAAGACCTAAAATTATATCCAATACCACCATTAAATTCAGCATAAGTACCTAATACAAGCTTTTGTGTTGTTGATATTTGTGTTGATTCAATACTTAAAATTTTGTTTGTAGTATTACCAAAATTTAAAGAAAATCCACCACTAAAATCAGTTCCACCTGCACCACCACCCGAGATATACATTTGATAACCACCGCTTCCGTATGCTTGTCCAAAAATGCTAAAACCAGTCCCAATTCTTAAGTTTGAAGCTGTTGAACTAGTTGGTATTGCACTTAAATTTAAATCACCATTTGTTATTGTAGTATTACCACTCACCCTCGCAGTTCCGTTGACATCAAGAGCAAAGGTGCTGACTGTTGTTGTTCCAATGAGTAATTTCCCAGCAAGGTAGTTGTCAGCAGTACCATTCATGTAGAGATTCCAACGATTTGTGCCGTTAGGAATATTGCCATAGAAAGCAAAGTTATTTGTTCCACCGACTAAATTTTCATGTACTCTATATCCGTATTGATTAGTAACAGTGCTGCCTAATCCAAAAGTTGCTTGAACAGCATAAAAGTGTGTTATGTCTGTTAGCGTGAATGAAGCAGCAGCAGTTCCAACTTCGCTGTAATAAATACGGGCAGAATTGGTAACGCCACTTTGTACAGTTCCAAATATAATTGAACCATAACTTGTAACTGCTCCGCTAATATTTTTATTGATACTTAAAAGTCTTGCAGTTGATGGTACGCTACCTATTCCTACATTGTCGCTAAAATAACTTGTCCCCTGCACCTGCAAACGCTGACCGCCATCGGTTGTTGTGCCTATAAGTAGGTTGCCAGCAGAGGTTAAAGAAATCGTATCCACTCCAGCAAAAGTTGAGTAAATCCTTAATGAACCAGTTGCAAAATGCACATATGTAGAGTATGCACTTGTGCCCGATATTAAAGAAAATCCAACATTATTAGTAGCATTAAAAAAAGTTGCATCACCTACTACATATAATTTAGAACTTGCCGTAGTAGTCCCTATTCCTATATTTCCACCATTATCATAAATCGCACTATTTCCCAACGCACTACCACTTGTCCATTTAGGCAAGAAGTTTGTTGCACCGCTACCGCCAACCTTACCGCTAAAAGTTGACCAATCAGCACTACTCAATGCACCTCTATTGGTTGCACTTGCCGTTGGTAGATTAAAAGTATGCGTATCTGTTACTGAACTAATCGCAAAGTCAGTACCACTTGTTCCCGTTGCAAAGTATTGCACTTGAGCAGTCAGTCCATTAAGAGCATTTAAACCCGTTGAGAAGGTTGTAAGAACCTCACAAAGATTGCTATTCTCTGTGTGTAGTGTTATTGTCCTACCAGCAGGTATTACATAAATCCTAATTGCTAACCTATCTGTGACAAGCAATGATGTTTGAGGAACGGGTATGCTTGTAAAGTATTGGTCAATAGTTGTGCCATTTGTTATCCCTTCAGGATTAGTTGAACCACTTGCAACAAGAGTAAAATTATTTGATGCATCAACCTTATAAATCTCTCCATAAAATTGAGGACTACCGCCAGATGCACTTGATTGAAAATAAAACTCTAAGTTCCAATTACCTCCAGGTATGTTCAAAAGTGATGGGTCTCCTGCATCAGTTATAAATGATGCGATATAACCATCTCCTTGTGCGTTTGTCCTTGTAAAGTCTGTTCCTGCACCAAGTACAGGCGTCTTACTCATTTCATAGTAAGTGTCACCTCCAAAAGTTCCTTGAGTTACAGAACCATTTAAATAATAATTAACCGATGAACCGCCACCGCCATTTGTAGGGAAGTTAGCAAGTTGACCATCACCTCTGACATATTGAGATGCCGTACCTGCGCCCGTAACCGCTATTGTTCCATTGCTCGTTAGGGGTGAATTGCTGACCGCAAATGCTGAAGGCATCGAAAGTCCAACGGATGTAAGACCAGGTGTAATATCACTCAACAATGCCAATGTTCCATCAAGATTTGGCAAGGTGTATGTTCTTGTAGCATTATTTGTAATGCTTAACAATGAAAATTTAGCATTCCTTAAATTTCCACTAACCCAATCGTTAAAACCAAATGCACCCGTTTCTGCCCAAAGACTTAAATTATTTGCAGCATCATCACCACCGATTACCCTTGTATTTCCTTTCTTTATATTAAGTACACCACCCGTTCCACCACTATTGATGCCTGTAATTTGTACCATTGATGCCTTAATAGAAAAACCACCTAAATCAACATCACCCGTTGCACCGCTATATGGAACACCTGCATTATCTGCTGACCAAAAGGTATCGTAATTCGTTCCACTTGACTTCTTCAATACTTGACCCGTAGTTCCACCAACGGGAACACCTGCACCAGCAGGACCTTGAGGACCTGCTGCGTTGCTCACATTTACAACTATGTCTTCACTGCTCTCAGTAACTATGACTAAATCATTCTGAACATTTACATCAATACTCATCTCTTATGGTTTAGTTACATCATCATAAACAATAAAATCACCTTCAAGGTAGGTCTTTACAGTAGTATCAGAAAAGGTTACTTGCATATCCCACACATAATTACCTTT